CTGCCTTCCTTTCTGTCCCTTCTGCATTTACCCAGGCTTAGGACTGGCTACCGTTGGTAGGCTGCATTACGCTTTTTCTTTGTTCTTTTTCGTGGTATAATTATCAAAAAACTTAAGGGGGTTTACCATGAAACACATTTCATATTCTTTTAGCAATTCTGATATAGAAGCTATCACTTTTGCCCTTACTATCCTTCCGTCCCTGGGTATCGAAGAAACAGAAGCCCAGGCAGCTATTAACTATCAGTGCTGTTGTTCTGCTGGCGAAAAGCTTCTTAAGCACGATACCAACATAGCGCCTAATGAGTTTCGCGTTATCCTGGCTTCCCTTCAAGCCGTCCAGCTTATCAACCAGGGCGAACTTGAAGTAGACCAGGAAACAAAGCAGAAATGCAGCAGCTACTTATTTACTGTCAATAAGCTTGTGTCTGTCTTTGATAAGCAAATGTCATAGTTTACGCTTACTGCAATTTCATTTTCAAAATTACTATTTGCAAGCTGCCGAAGTCTTTCGGCGGCTTCTTTTCTGTCTGGCGGCATTTTTCCACGCTCCTTCCCGGCTTGTTTTACCGTGTAGGCGCTTTTTCTCATTAAAAAAGCTGCTTAAAAACCTGTTAGCCTTCCATACGCTCTATAGCTGGCGTAACCGCTGCTATTTTTTCACAGTATGCAGTATCAGCTATTAGCTTGCTTCCTCTGCTGCAAGATAGCCACCCTTGCCACTAATGCGCCGTGTGGGATTTGAACCCACGACTTACCGCTTATGAGGCGGTCGCTCTAACCACTGAACTAACGGCACTTGCCGGGCGGCTGCTTCCGCCCTGGTACTCTATTTCTTATATTTTTTTAAACGTACATTCTTTAACAGGTCGTCCCAGTCTTCTTCGTCCCAATCCGGCAACTGCTCCCCCAGAAGGCTTTTAATATAACTGGAATCCTCTAACTGTTCGTCTGTAAGGTCTGCTGCAAGGTCTTTTACCAGGTTTGCATATTCAACTAACGCACCCGCCAGGTCTTCGCCTATGCTCTCAACTACTTCTTTCGCTACCTTTTCTGCTATAATCTCTTTTGCTCTGTCCTCGCTCATTTTCTTTTCTTCCTTTCGTCGTTGGTGTATAATCTTGTTAAGCAATTTTTAGTTGCTAATCCTTCAAGTGAAAGGGGGTGTGCATTGTGAGCGACACCAACCCAATCACGAAAGAAGAATTGCTTACCGCTATTACTTCTGCCCTGGCTGTTATCCGTCCAGAATTTGACGACCCGGCTTATAGCGCGGTTATCAAATTTGCCAAAGAACTGGAAGCCCAGATTATGAAGCTGTAGTAAGCACAGTCACTAAAGATAGCCTGGAAAGTCGTCGTATTAAGGGTACGGCGGCTTTTCTCTTTGTTAACTGTGTCTACATTATAGTTGAATGTTTTTACTCTGTCAACATTTTTTAAATAAAAAGTTGAATTATTTTACTTTTTGTGTTATCTTCTAATTACAGATAATTAAGAAAGGGGGTTTTGCTTTGAACGAACGCGTAAAAGCAGTTAGAAAGCATGAAAATGTAAACCTTAGTCAAGAAGCTTTCGGTAATCGTATCGGACTTACGAAGGCTGCTATAAGCAAAATTGAAAAAGGCGTTTCCAAAATGTCCGAACAAACTATTTTATCTATTTGTCGGGAATTTAATGTTAATGAAGACTGGCTTAGAACCGGAAAAGGTAATATGTTTAGTCCTATGTCCGAAGACGAAGAATTAGATAATTACATAGGTCGCATATCCGGCGGCGAAGACAAGTTTAAAAAGAATCTGCTTAAGGCTCTTTGTAAGCTTACGGATGAAGAATGGAACGTGCTTAAGAAAATCATTGCAGAAATGAAAGAAGGGTAGACGCTATTTACGTCCACCCTTCAACCCCAGGATATAAAAGTATATCTTCCTTAACAATCTTTCTTCCTGGATAGTATCTATAAGGTTGTGCAGCTTCTCACGCATTATAGTTAAGCCCCCTTCCTTAGTGCTACCCATTATAAAAGATTTTGCCCGGCTTGTCTTATATTCTAAAAACATTTCCAGAATCTTGGAAATATTTTTACTGCCAGGGCTTCAAAGGTTTTACTATGGTATACTTACTTATATTCTGATTCGTACAGGTCGCTAATGCGGCAGCCTAACCCCTTGGCTATCTTTTCCAGGTTAGCCAGTGTAGGCGAAGTCTTCCCGTTTTCAATATTGTTAAGCGTGGATTTACTTACACCTGTTACGGCTGCTACAGCTTCCAGCTTTAAGCCTTTAGCTGTACGGATTTCCCATAACTTAATAATTACCATAATCTACCAGCCTTTCCGCGTGATAGATTCATGGTACTAAAATAGTAAAAAGGTGCTAATTATGGTCGAATATGACGGATATGATATTAACGAATACTATTTTGAATATCCTGTAAATGCCGCTGGTTATCTTACAATGTGCGTTTACATTTCTAAGAATTGTATTAACTGTCCGCATTGCAGATACTGCATAGCTTCCGAACTGCCGGAAGGGCGCTGGATATTAAACGAAAGATAACTTTTATACACCGCTTTAGCCTGGCTGCCACCAGATTAAAGCATAATAAAAAGCCGTCCCAGGCTGCCACCCGGAACGGCTCACGCGATACCTATAAACAAGGGCTTATAAGTAATCAAAACGCACTTAGATTATATCATAAGCCCAGCATTTTATAAAGGGGCTTATTTTTTATACCCTTTTTTAGAAAGGCTGTGATTATATGCTTATTAAATGCCCGGAATGTAACAGGGAAATTAGCAGCGCTGCCG